ACAGCTGCTGGACTGGACTCCGTGCGCTATGGTTTAAACGTCGCAGGATTGGCCCCGTATGACCTGGGCAATATCCGCCGCGTTGATGCTATCGTTGAGACCGGCTTTGAAGGTCGCGCGGTTCTCGACGTCCGCATGTACGCGGTCGACCAGCAGAGCGAAGGTGTTGGATACATCGCCGAGGTTACGGGTACGGGCACCGTCACGCAGGAGGACGGGCAGACAACGCGCTCCGTGCCCTATCAGGCGGGACCGTGATAGGTGTAAAAGCAGGCTAGGAGATTTCCTCGAATGGGACAGGCCAGCGATTCGATTCAGATTACGATCAGCCAGGGAGTGGCGGCACTCCTGCTGCCCGGCTTCGGTGAGCCGATGATCGCGGCGTACCACACTCACTACACCGACCGACTACGCCATTATTCGGCGAACGCCGCTGGTCTGGCGCAGATGGTCACGGACGGTTTCAGTACATCTGAAGCCGCGTACATCGCTGCGCAGGCCATCACTGCACAGTCGCCAGCGCCTGTGCGCTTCGCTGTGGGTCGCTTGGCGCTCGCGCCGACCCAGCAGTTCACCTATACGCCGACCGCCGCGCTCGCGGCCGGACAGTTCTACGGGCTGCTCATCGACGGGCAGCTCGTCAGCTACACGAGCGTCGGCGTGGACAGCGCCACGACCATCAGCAACGGACTACGCACGGCGTTCGCCGCACTTGGTAGCCCTCCGGCGATGACCGCCAGTGGTACAGCGACCTTCATTCTCACGGCGAACACCGCGGGGGCGTTCCACTATACGCAGGTCGTGGATTCGAATAGCCTCGCTACGCCGCAGGCGCGCGCTGAACTCTCGCTAGCGCAGACCCACGCAGACCCAGGCATCCAGACGGACCTCGCGGCGATCGCGCTGTTCGACAACTCCTGGTACGGGCTCATCAACCCGTTTGATTCCAAGTTGATGGCGCTTGCTGCCGCGGCCTGGGTCGAGAGCAACCAGAAGCTCTACATCGTCTGCTCCGTGGACGATGCGATCCTGACCTCCAGTAGCTCTGACGTGGCCTCCTCTGTTAAGTCCAGTGCGTACACGCGCACGGCGGTTCTCTACAAGACCGAGAACAAGAGCCAGGCACAGGCTGCGTGGATGAGCGCCGTATTCCCCCTCGTCGCCGGGTCCGAGAACTGGGCCTACAAGACTCTAGCTGGGGTGCCCGCCGACGTGCTGTCCGAGAACGAGAAGGGCAACGCCTGTGGCATCCCGACCGCCGGGACGCAGGGCAAGCGGGCCAGCATCTACGAGACGATTTTCGGTAAGAACGTGACGGAATTCGGTCAAGTTGGCTCGGGCAGCTGGCTAGATATCACCCGCGGACTGGACGCCTTCGTGGTGGACGTGTCCGCTTCCATGTTCAGCGACCTCTCGGGCGCGAACAAGGTGCCATACACCGACAAGGGCGTGGCGATCCTCGAGAAGGACTTGCGCGCGGTCATCGCTAAGTACCAGGACCCCTCACACAACTTCATCGCTGACGCCCCGGTACCCATCGTGACCGCCCCGAGCGTCACCACGCTCTCGTCGAGCCAGAAAGCGTCCCGCGTGTACCCGTCCTTGAACTTCTCATTCACCCTGGCCGGCGCAATCAACGGCGTCCAGGTGCAGGGGACCGTGCTCTCCTAAAGGTGACCGATGAAGACTCCGTACGATCCTGCTCAAGTCGTGGTCACCTGGGGGCCGTACCTGCTCTCCGGGTTCATGGACGGCACGTTCATCAATGTACAGCGCGACGAGGACGCCTTCTTCAAGAAGATCGGCGCAGACGGCGAGGTCTCGCGCACGAGGAACCGCAATCGCGGGGGTAGCGCGACCTTCACACTCAAGCATACCAGCTCCTCGAATGACGCCTTGTCCGCCGAGGCGGTGAACGACGAGCTATTGGGTACTGGCATCTACCCGTTATTGGTCAAGGACCTATTCGGGACGACCTTGCGGCACGCGCCGCACGCCTGGGTGAAGAAGGTCGCCGACGCCGAGTTCGCCAAGGAGGAGAGCGGCCGAGAGTGGATACTCGACTGCGATCAGATCCTCGGCACGGTCGGCGGTCACCCGGATCAATAAAGTCGGGCGAAACGCCTGGCTTCGCCGTGCATCCAACGAGAAAAACGCAGAGCCCTGATGGGAGACGCTAGACGTGCGTGAACCACAAGACAAAGAATTGGGTGGGATGGTGTTCACCGTCCGCCCGTTGTCTGGGATGAAGGCGGTCACTTTCTTACCTCGTTTAAACAAGGTCCTAGGTCCGGCTCTCGCCGCGTTATCTGCGGCGAGGTCCGGGCTGGACGCAGACGCACTTAAAGGGGCGCTCGAGGCGCTCGGTGATCGACTGGATGAGAAAGAAATGGAGGGCATCACTCGGACTTTGCTCGCCGATGCGACGTTCCAACCGCTGGACTCGTCTAAGCCCGGCGGGGAGCTCATGAGGGCGTTTGACCAAGTCTTCGCGGGCCGGGCCGAGCTCGTGTTCCAGCTCCTGGCGTTCGCGCTGGAGGTGAACTACGCCGGTTTTTTTCCCGCGCTCAAAGGCCTCGGCGCTCGGTTAAAGGCACCAGACTCGACCTCACTGAGGCCCAAGCCTACGCCTGGTCCTGTTGGCGTTTGATAGACGCCGGATGGGCCTCCCTGGAGGAGCTTGAGGTACACTGGTCGCTGGATGACGTGCTGTCCGCGAACGAGGTCCTAGACGCCGTGGCCGTGGCGAAGCAGGAGGCAAGTCGTGCAGATCGTTGAAGAACTCGCCGCGAAACTCGGCCTCGAGATTGACGAGGGAGCCTTCGAGAAGGCTGCGGAGGCACTGGAGCACCTGAAGCTAGGGTTTGGCGCGGTCGCAGGCATCGCTGCGGCTGTCGGCGGGGCGCTGACGGCTATCGTTCACTCGACGGCCGAGTCTGCGGTCGCCGCGGAGAAGGCCGCGCAGCGCACGGGCGTCACGGCGAGCACGTACCAGGAACTCGCGTTCGCAGCTGAGCAGTCAGGCCTCGACGTGGGCACCCTCGAACACGCGATGATCCTCATGAGCCGCACGGCATTTGGCGCGGCCGAGGGTTCGAAAGAGCTCGCCTTCACGTTCAGACAGCTGGGTGTCGGAATCTACGACAGTCATGGGAAGATAAAACCGACCGATGCGCTGCTCGGTGACCTGGCCGAGCGTTTCTCGAGCATGCCCGACGGTGTGCGCAAGACCGCGCTCGCGACGCAGGCGTTCGGGCGCTCCGGGGCGGAGCTGCTTCCTTTCTTGAACAAGGGGCGCGCGGGCATCCAGGAGCTGCGTGATGCCGCGTACGATTACGGCGTGGTGATCGACGAGGACGCGATCGCTGCGGCAAAGCGCTGGGAGGAACAGCAGAAACACCTCGTCGCGGCGCTCAAGGGGCTCAAGACGGCGATCGGCGTAGGGCTGCTCAAGCAAATAGGCGACCTCACCGAGAAGATCGCGCAGTGGATCCGCGCGCACAGAGAGCTGATCGCGGGCGGGGTCCTCACGTTCGTCGCCAAGTTGCGTCAGCTGGTCGAACCCCTCATCAAGATTGTCGACGAAATCTTCATTAAGACGGACGCCTGGAAATACTCACTGCTTGCGTTGACGGGCGTCCTCGCGTTGATGAATCTGCCTCTGCTCGCGATCATCGGGGCGCTTTTGCTGATTGAGGACTTCTACGGATTCATCGAGGGCAAGGACTCACTGATAGGTACGCTCTTCGGGGACGACAAGACGCGGCAATCAATTCGCGATTTCATACATGAAGTTAAGGCATTCTTCACCTGGCTCATGGAGGGACATATTGGAAATGCTTTAGGCGCGCTAGTCGGTGGAGAGGGTCTGGGAGAAGCTTTTAAGGCACTCGGCTTCAAGCAGGGCGGCGGGTTCTCAGATTTGCTCAAGTCGGGGGCTGTTGAAACACCTCCTGGATATACGGACTTCGGTTCCGGCGTGCCATCAATCCCCCTCGTGGGCCCGACGCCCTCTGCCTCGAGCCGAAGCGTCAACGTGACGCAGCACATCCACGCTGCTCCGGGCATGGATGAGAAGCAGATCGCGGATCATTCAGCGCAGCGTATTGACGAAGTCCTTCAGAAGACGAACCGCGAGGCGTACTCCGCGATCGATCAATAGCCTATGGCCAGACTCGTACAGATTTTCGACCAGAACTCGGGAGACCTTCTCCTGGAGGTAGAGTCCGCGGTCTCCTACACGCTCGACGGCGAGGTTGAGGCGACCGACCATCCGGTAGAGCAGGGTGCGAACATCACGGATCATCTGCGCCCGAAGCCGCGCACGCTCGCGATCGAGGGGTGGATAAGTAACACCCCGTTGAAGACCCAGCAGGAATCCCCGAATGAATATCCCACGGACGAGCCCGGCCCGGCTGAAGCGACGTACATGTTGCTTGAGAACAGACGCCTAGGTGGGTTTCTCCACACGGTTATTACAAGACTCGACACCTTCCAGAACATGGCGCTTGTTCATGTCAGTGAGCCGCGCTCCTCAGCTGTAGGCGACGCGTTGCAGTTTTCCCTCACGTTCAAGGAAATCCGGATCGTCCAGAACCAGACAATCACTGTGCAAACTGCGACGCCTCAGGGGCAACCGAAGAAAGCTATCGGGAAGAAGGTGACCGCGCCCATCACCCCCTCCACTTCTGACAAAACCGTCTTAAAGTCCATCACAGATGGGTTGGGCGTGACGACAGCGGGGTCTGGGCTCTGATGGCCGTCGCTTTACCACTTTTGACAGACCTTGGCGCAACGCCGCACTACTCGTTCCAGTGCGAGCTTGACGGCGCGACTTTCACCTTTGAATTCATCTGGAATGACCGCGACGGCGCCTGGTACATGCAGGTGGGTGACGGTGAGGAGAACTTGCTGGTCGGCGCAACCCGCGTGGTACTGGGAACGTTGTTTACGGCGCGCGTCCGAAACTCGGCACTCTTTACCGGGCAGCTTCAGGCAAAAGATACATCAGGGCAGAATATCGACGCCGGTATCGAAGATCTGGGTTCAAGGGTCCAGATTTGGTACTTCACAGCGGCTGAAATAGCCGCTAATGGGTGACCCGTGTCCGTCCTGTTCCAGCGCCGCTGCACGCTCATTCTTGCCCCGCCACTGCCCGGCACACTGCAGGCGCCAGACGCTTCGCAGGGCACATTGATTGAGGATCTGCGCGTCCAGTTCAAAGTGACGAAAACGATCACCAAAGAGCCGAACACCGCGGAAATCCAGGTGTTTAACCTGGCGGAGAGTACGCGCTCTAGGCTACAAGCGCGGGGGACGCGCGTCATACTCTTGGCTGGTTACGACAAGGACATGCCGAAGCTGCCTCAGGTTTTCTCTGGGGATAGCCGGACAATTGACCACGTTCGCCAGGGGGCAGATTGGATAACGAAGATTCAATGTGGTGACGGGGAGCGAAACTATCGATTTGCTATGGTTAACGAGTCGTTTAAACCAGGTACGCCAATCACCGAGGCGCTGAAGAAGGCAGTGACCGCGATGGCCCTCGACCCGGGCAACGTGCCCCAGAAGTTCGGCAACATTGTGAGCGAGTACGTTTCAGGCTACGCCATGCAGGGCAAAGCATCCGCCGAGCTCGACAGCATTTTGTCTGGTCAGGGGCTAGAGTGGTCGATCCAGGATGGTCGGCTCCAGGTACTCGCTCCTGGGGAAACGACCACGGAGAGCGCCATCCTCGTGAATGCCCAATCGGGTATGCTCGATTCTCCAGAACACGGATCACCTGAAGTCATTGGTAAGGCGAGTGTGCTCAAGGTGAAGATGCTCTTGCAGGCGCTTGCGAAGCCAGGTAGGCAGATGAACGTAAAGTCCTTGAACGTGAACGGCTTCTTCAGGATGGAGAAGATCTCCCACTCCGGGGACACTTTCGGCGGGGACTGGTTCACAAACATCGAAGGGCGTGCCCTGTGAGCCAGTGGCAAAGGTCGCCTACATTTGGGCAGGTACTCGACCGATTACGCGAGGTGACGAAGCGCCAGG